GAAAGCCGAGGCGAACAATGCGCCCCGCGAACGACTCAAAAGGCAGATACCCCGCGCGGAACTTAAACGCGCCGACTCCGAACCGCAAAAGCCGCGAACTGAAATTAACGTCACCAAAGCTAGTTGTGTACCGGTACCCGCTTACGCCTTCGGCCACAGAGCGCAAAGCTGCGCCGCCGAGCGGGTACCCGATGACGGCCTCCGTAGGAGGGTTCTGGTTGTTGCTCCCACCGTTAATCGGTTGACCGGCGAAGATGGAGGCTTGTGCCGCGGATACGTTGGTGAAGTACGCGTGCAGCCATACGTCCAAAGGACCAAGCGCGGCGGGAGTTTCCACCGCTGCCAACTCGAAACCCGTAGCGCCCGCGTTGACGCGGACGACCCGCAGGGCGTTGCCCGCGTAGCTCAACGCGGCCAGAGAGTCGAGCTGCGCGTCAGACGCCTGCTTGCCGTTGAGCGCCGCCTGCAAGTCCGCTTGGTCGGACAACGTGCCCGTGATGTCGCCCCAGGCCGTGGCCGCGGTGGTGCCTCCGGCGTTCGACGCGCGCTGCACGGCGCGCTCGATCAACAAGTTGCGCTGCGCTTCGACCGAGGGGTCGTAGCGGACAGGCGGCGTGGGGAGGACCAGCTTCTCGGTCATCGACGGCCTCGCGGAACCACGTCAATGCGCGGAACGCCGAACCGCCAACCCGTGGCTGCGTCGCCCGTGATCCGCATGTTGATCTGCCGGCCGGTGAGCCGCGTGTCGGTGCGCGCCGACAGCGAATACGGCCCCACGGTGGTGCGTGCGGCGTTGGGGTACAGGCGCGGGTAGAACGTTACCTCGACTTGGCCGGTCGTGGCCTCGTCGGGAATCAGCTGGCGAACGAAATACACGTCATCGCCGGTGCCGAGCTCCACCGGGCCGCCTTCGAGGAACGGCTCAACGCTGCCCGGGTACGCCCAACCGACCTCGTGCTGCCACACTTGGCCGTTGGGCGCCATCAGGATCGGGCGGTCGAACACGCCGCTGTCGTCGCCGGCGGTTCGCGCCAGCGTGCCGATCGTCCAGTGGTTCTCCCGGTAGCTCCAGGTCACGTAGCGGTCGTTCTCCGTGGACGACCCGGACGGGTAGTACCACGACACTTCGCCGAAAGTCGTGTTGACCACGGCGGCGACCTTCGAGATCTGCGAGCGGTTGATGTCGCCGAACACGTAGTCGCCGACCTCACAGGGCAGCGGCTTCGTGTAGCCGTCGAAGATCCAGAACCCGGCCTCGCCCATCCAGACGGCGGAGGTGTCCAAGGCCGCGGCCGCGCCGGAGCCGACGATGCCGCAACCGGTCCCCACGCGGTCAAAGCCGAACACGAGCGGGGGGCCTTGGTAAACGCCGAACCACGCGTCCACGTCCGTGAGGTACAGCGTGCCGCCGCGGACCCGAAGGCCGCGCTTGAGGGTGCCGTTGGTCTGGAATTCGAAGTCGCCGGCCTGGTTCGTGCCCGAAGGCGTCCACACCGTGTTGTTCTCTTGGTCGGACCACTGGATGCGGCGCGGGTTGCCGCCGGCGCCCAGGGCCACGAGGATGCGCTCGGCCGTGACGACGAGGGCGGTACACGCCGTCGGCGAGTTGGTGATCGGCAAAGCATCGGCTGCGGTGTTGAGGCTCCACTCCACCAGCCGGCCGTCCGACGGCGACACCGCGACGAGGTTCTGGCCCCAGTTGTCGAGGCTCCAGATCGTGGCGTCCAAGATGCCCGAAACGGTCGTGGCCGGGCGGGCGTCGCCGTAGGTGCTGGAGCCGTAGGCGCCCGTGCCGTAGCCGTTGGCCGCGCCCGCATCCGCGCGCCCGGTCACGAACGACGCCGGCGTGATGTCGTAGAGCGTAATGCCGCCCTCGATGGCGTACAGGCCCGTGTGCGTGCCGACAGCGACCCACCGCGTCGCGTTGTTCGCGCGCCAGGTGTAGAGGGCCCGCGGAGCGCCGGAAACCGTCGCCGTCAGCAGTTCACGCCAGCCACCCATGGGGCGGATGGCGGTCTGGTAGAAACGCACGAGGTTGGCGTCGTACCACCGGCCGGCGGAACTGTATTCAGTGCCGGAGCGGAACACCCCCGGCGGAAGTTTGAGCGGAAGCAGGGCCATGGCTCACTCCGCCGGCGGGTGCGTGGCGCGGATCTCGGCCAGCTTCTTGTACGCGCCGCGGCCCCAAGTCTGGAGATCGAGGAGCAGCTGCGCCAAGTCGTCGTTGGTCGCTTCTTCGGCCAGCACGGGCTCTTCCACCGGCTCCGTGAGAGCCAGCGGCACCGGCTGGGGCACCGGGACGTTGACGCGCTCGGTGCGCGTTGCGACCGTCTTACCGCCGCAGGCGGTCAGCGACAGCAGCAGGCACAGGAGTAGCAGCCCACGCAGCAGCATCGGGATCTTCACGGTACACCTCGTCCAGTTCTCGCTTGAGCCGGGCGTTTTCAGCCGCCAGGCGCGCTTGTTCTCGTGCATATCGGGCCACGCCGCCCTCGGCGGCGTCGCGCCAGCCGTTGGCGATCGCGGCCCAGCGCTGGTTCTCGGTGCGCAGCTGGAGCACGGCGGCTTCGCTGCCTTTGAGGGCCTGCTCCAGCTGGCCGATGCGCTCCGAGCGCTTGGCGGTGGCGTCTTCACGGCCCTTGAGGTACGCGCCGCCGAGGCCGGCCAGCACGATGACGAAAGCCGCGAGGTACTTAATTGCGAACGGGGGGAGCATCGTCGGACTCCGGGTGTGGGGGCACGGCGCCGCCCATGCGCTTGATCTCGGCCTCCAAGGCGATGATGCGGATGCCCAGGCGGACGGAGCGGTTCTGCTCGGTGTGCAGCTGCGCGCGGAGGCGGTCGTTGTCGGATTCGAGGTTCTTCAATCGGGCCTCCAGCGTCTCGACGCGCTCGGCAAGGCCTTGCACCAGCGTGACGTTGGCGGCGTTCTCGGCACTGTCGCGGCGGTGGCCCGTCCACCAGTCGTAGAACTTCGTGGCCAGCGTGCCGCCGACGGCTCCGCCGATCAACCCGAGTTCCGTGCCGTATCCGCCCTCGAACATCACGCTACCCCCAGATCCGCCTTGTATTTGTCCAAGAGCTCCTTGCGGTGCTCCAGCCCGTTGCGACCGCCGTTGATGCGCCGCGTGATCTCCACCAGGTCGTCCTTGTCGGCGAACTCGTTCAGCCCGCGGGACTTCCAATACCAGCCCGCGGAGTGCGCGGCCAACTCCGGCGATTCTAGCAGCTGCGGGTTGCCAATGAGGCGGCCGCCCAGGCCGAGCACCTTCGCGACCTCCGAGTAGTTGGCCCGGCCGGTGATCTGGATCAGGCCGCGGCCGATGAACCGCCAGCCGTCCCCGGGCTCGGTGTTGCCGAGGTTCTCGGCGCCCCACTTGCCCCCATAGATGGCGTTGGCGATCGCCTCTTGGTTGGCCGGCTGGGTGGCGGTGCGGCCGTGGCGGCGGGCTTCCTCGGGGGAGATGCGCTTCGGGAAGGAGCGCAGCAGGGCTTCGACGGAGTAGTTCAGGCTCTCGCGCGTGGCGCGAAAGCCGTTGCTCTCGTGGTCGATCTGCGCAAGAAAGTGGGCCTTGCGCAGCGCCGTGTTGATGCCGAACTTGCCCATGGCGTCGCGGATGTGTCGGTCGATCACGGTGTTTCCTTACGTCGTCATGGTGAATTCGGCGGACGCCACGATCGTGGTGCCTCCGAAGGGGCGGATCTCAAGGCGGATGACGCTGCCCGACCACCCAAAGCGCGCGAAGTCTCGCTGCACGTTGAGGCGGTACCAGGTGTCGGGATCCGGGGAAAAACTGCTAAGCGCGGGGTCTTGCGGAAGTCCAGAGACAACCGTGAGCCGAACCTCGTAGTTTTCGCCGGGGAAGGGAGGCGCAGCCACAGGGCTCTGCGTCCACCACTCGCCCGCGATGTTGAGGGTCAAGCCCGAAGTGCCAGGCTCCGTGGCCGTCAGCGTTCCGGTAGTTTGGAACTGCAAGGCGTTCAAGTTGTTGACGTTGCGGCGAATGTTCCGGTTCGCCAGCCGAACGCCGCCCAGCTGCCGGCCCAAGAAGGTCTGGAGGATGCTCACGTCAAGCCACCCGCCAAGTGTCGGCCACTCCCGGCACCTTGAGCAGCGAGCGGATACTGGCGGCTTGGAGGGTGTAGCTCCCCGACGCCGCACCGTCCAGCAGCGTCACGCCGGCGCCAGGCGCCACGGTGACGACGCCGCTGGTGCCGTGGTTCATCAGGCTGATAGCCGCCCCGTCGCGCCAGCTGACGCTCGACTCCGGCGGAATCGTCCACGTCGGGGTGGCCGTGCTCGTCTTGGCCACCATGCGGCCGTGGTCCGTGGCCGTGAAGGTGTAGTTGGAGTTCTGCACCGTCGGCGGGACGTCGCGGAGGTTGCCGCGCACGTCGGTCTGCTCGTCCGTGCGGCCGAAGAACACTTCGTCGGCGTCGCTGGTGATGGCGACGTTCGTAGTGGCCGCGGGCTGGAGCGTCTTGAAGCGGAGTTGGTTGCTCGTCTTCGACTCGAACAACGTGGCGCCGGCGCCGACGTTGGCGCCGGTCAGGTCCAGCGCCGTCTTCAACTGCGTGTCGATCGTGTCGAAGTTGGCGTTTAGGAACCCGCCCCAGGTGTCAACGTCACCCGAGACGGTCGGCTTGGCGAAGTTGAAGTTCGGAGTGAAAGTCGGCACGGTCAGGGCCCCACTTTGCGGCTGCGGATGCGGAGGGTGCTGCCACCAAACTCCGCGCGTTCGTTGTCGAGGCGCAGATCGTCCAGCGCGCGCTGGAGCAGATCGGCCCACGTCTGGACCCGGGCGTCGTCCTGCAAGTACGGCGCGGACTGGACCAGCGCGCCGTACAGGTAGATCTCCGGCGCTCGCGAGAGCAGCCAGTTCGTCGCCAAGCTGGCGCCCAAGCGCGGGATCCGCGCGTAGTAGTCCACTTGGACATCGTTCGAACCGCTCAACCGCGGCGCCAGCCGGATGTTGGTGCCCGCGATCGTGTAGAGGTCGGCCTGGGTGCCGTTGCTCCACTGGTCGGAGGCCAGCGCTTCCTGCGGCGTTACGTAGTGCAGGACGGCGTTGTTGCGGCTCGTGTCGCGAACCGTCACGAGTTCCGCCATGTCTGCCGGCAAGGCAGCAACGCCGTTCGTGGCCGTCAGCGTGGTCGTGGTCCACATCTCGCGGGTGCGGATGTTCTTGTCGAAGTACGACTCCGCCAACCCGATGAACGTCGGGATCACCGGGGCGAGATCCTGGCGGTTCAGCCAGTCGCCGATGGCGGTTCGCAGAGCGTCGTAGTTGGCGAAGGACATCAGATGCGCCCCGGGCGAGTGCGGAATTTGGCGTTGGCCGGGTCATTCAGCCAACGGCGGACGAAAGCCTCGTCCTTGTCTTTGCCGGAGGCCACCCACTCAGCGTAGATCGCCATCGGGATCGAAGCGACCTTCTTGCCGTCGCCCCACCGATCAAGGCTCGTGTGGGCGTTGAACTGGGCCTGGGCGCTCTCCACAATGCCCTCCACGTCCTGCTTCTT